CTTTATTCTGTTCTATTTCTTTAAGGGTAGATGAAGCGATTTGTTTAAATAGTTTACCGGCTTCAGATAAATTCTTTGTTACTGCAGCAGTTTCCTTTGCGGTAAGAGTTGCAGTACCAGATAAATCGGGCAATGTAGCATCTACCATCCAAACACTTTTGTTTTTCTTTAATTTTGGTACTATCTCTCTACCAAACTCCGCTTGCATTGTTTCAAACGTCGCTCCATTATATATTGTGTGCCAGACAATTCCGATTTTAGCCGCTCTAATTTCTTTAGCAAGTGCAGAGTCAGCAGGGACAGTATAAGCAATGGTATTAGGATGAAAAACAATATAAGACTTTCCATTAATAGTTTCCTTCTTTAAATCAGAATTATCAAACATGAAGTCACCTTGGATAACTCCCTTAATACCTAACTTCTGCAATTCATCGAATGCTAGTATTAATTTCTTAGTGAGATCGCCAGAAGTATCTGCTTTAATATCTTCATGTGACTTATAAATCTTTGGATTGGCATTAAAGATACCTTTCTTAGCAACGAAAAATGAACCATCTCTTGGGTCTTCTCCAGCAAATACAGCGGGGGCGCCGTCCCATTTAACGGTAATATCTACAGACTTTTTAGAATTACCACTCAGCATATCCCTAAGACTTCTAAGCGCTAGGATTGCCTGGCGTGCCCCCTTAACACCACCATCAAGAATCAAATCTTCAATGTGTGTCATATGTGTATTTTTGCCAGCGGCCTCTGATAAATATCCAGTTAAAGATTTCATAGGTATTCGTCATACTCCTCTGGGTCAATTCCTGCAAAAGAAACAGAACCACTTACTTTCTTCTGTTCGCCTTCTTTTACGTTAAATGATACTATTCTTTTACCTGTTGGTCCGATAATATTAATTGATACCCTACCCTTAGGGTCTTCTATTTTGATCTGACTTAAATCGAGGTCGGGGTGAGCAGCAATGATTTCACTTTTCTTTTCAGTAGTGATTGCCATTAACATTTTAGTTTCTTTATCGTTAAACCCTAGAATATCAAGTACTCTTTCACCAAGAGCATCACTACCTTCATATCCTTTTAATACATCATATACTAGTGCAGCAATTCTAGTATTGATTGGAGATCGAGCAGCTTTTCTTTCAACATCTAGTTCTTTTATATCTAGTTTTTCAATATCGGCATCAGTAAGACCTCTTAGAGTTTTAAGACGATTAGTTGCTTTCTCATCACCTTTTAAATGTTTCTTAAAGTCTTGTTTAATGTTATTAATACCTTTAGCCTTTGCAATTAAGTCATGTAATATATTATCTTTCTTAGCTAGATTATCAAATTCTTTTTCAGCCTTAGAACCTGCTAAATGACCACATAAACCTCTTGCGGTTGTATTTGCGAGACCTACTGTTTTGTTTGAATATAGTTTAAGAGAGTAACCATCAAGGATTTCTTTTCCTTCTTTCATTACAGCTACTCTAATATCTGCTTTAAAGTCAATTCCATCCATGAATGCGAGATTGTCTAAGTAAGCACCTACGATTGTGGCTTGTTCACTTACTGCAGCAGAGATAAGGTAGTTAGCCATATCAGCACTACCTTTACGGATGATTTTTATGTTCTTGGTATAGTTTTTCTGATCGGCAACTTTTAACTTTTTATCCCAATCAGTTACCGTCTGTTTGATACCTGCTCTATACTTCTCATAGTTTTGAGATATGTTTACTTCTTTACCTCTGTGATCAAAGAGAAATTGGCAAACTAGCGCTTCGTTATAGTTACCTTTAATTGCTCCGATAGCACCAGATTCTTCTTTTAATATCGGCATTTCATTCATAATGTCTTCCTTTACCTGTTGAGGTATAGTGATTTCAACCGTATCAAATATTTCTGCTTTTCTAACTTTGCTTCTGAATAACTTTACAATAGCTCTCTTGAGTGTAGTCCATACTGCTTTAATCTTTCTTACAAACAGATTACCTAATTTTTTAGCAGCACGAATTTCGTTTAAGTATTTGTCAGGGTTTGTGCCCTTCTCAAATTTAATTGGTAGTAAATCCATATTAATCCCTTTAAAAATAGGTTATATATTATCTATTTATAAAGGTTAATAACTCAATTTACAGTTGTTTAGGGGATATACGACCTTCATCATCAATGTTGATGATATTGATTTGTTCTAGTCGATCGAGCATTTTCTCGGCGCCTTCTCTTACACCAATTTTATATGATGTAAAACCAACACCCAGAATGCAACCAGCGAATATTAAATATTCCATTACACGGCAATCCGTTCGGTTACACATAAGTAACCTTTAACAGTCATTTCAGCATGAAATTTAATCGCTTCTTTTAATGAATCAAAGATATATTCTGCAACCATCTTATCAGTTTCTTTGTCTAAAGCTAAAACTTTATATGCTTGAATTGGTTCATTTTCCATATTATTTTCCTATGTGTCTTACGTCCTTACGTGGGATTACTTGATAAGCACCTTTGTTATAAGCTGGTGCGACTGTAAAGTTCTTGGATTCTTCTTGTTTCCAAGATTGATCCTTGGGGGTTTCATAAGATGTGGTACCAGAATACGATGGATATTTCTTATTGAATTCTTCCATCTGTAATTGAGCATAAGTCTTTTCGACTTTCATTGGTTTAAATTCTGGTTTTAATTTACGTTTACGGGCAAGGCCGGGTGCTTTACGTTTACGACCAGTATGGTCATATCGAAGTGAGCCAAGATAACTATTCATATCATTCTCCATAAAGTAGTTGAGTCCGGGGCCTTTCCATTTTGGTCGGTTATTTGGGGGGTTACAGGTTACCACCCTGACCCCGGACTCGTCCCCCTATTCACAGACTTTTTCATTTCTGTGTGAGTGTTCGGACACTACCCCCTACCGCTTTATTTCGTCCGATAGGTGACGACTGCCGCTAGACTCCTGACGTCATGTGAACGTAGGCATCCGGACAGGATTCTAATTCTTCACCGCAAGTACAAAGTTCTTCTTCTTCCTTTGAAGGGGCGCCGACAAAAGACATTATGTAATCTTCTGTCATTGTCACCTCTACGATTTCTTTAATTAATTTTTTACTATCACCAAACATTAAATCGCCCCCGTCCATCTTACTGTATAATCTTCAAAGATGTTACCTCTGGCAAAGTTAGTCGCCGGGGCAGCCCATGATTTGGCCATCAAGATGTCGCCTTCTTTAAAACCTTTAGTAGGTTTAATAACAATGAATGAATGACAAGAGTGGCCAGAAATCACCTTAAGGTAGTTTCTACCTGTTGTGTACGTTAAACCGTCACAGAATTCATCAAACATTTGGTCTTTAATCTCAGTTGAACCGTCTTTGCATCTATCTTGCCAAGCATGATAGTCAGCTTTAATCTTACTTAGATACTTGTTGACCTCAGTGATATTCTGTTCAAAAAATGTGTTCTTCATATTAATACTCCTTATCATTTAATATAGGTATATTATACTACCAATTGGGCTATTTGTCAACACTTTTTTATAAAAAATATCGTTCATTTGATTTCTGCAAATCTTTTGTTGCATACATCTTCTATTAAACTATCGACCGCATCTCTGCTGATTCCGATACATCTCCATGGTTGACCAATTTCGTGGGCCATGGCACCTAAAGTCATTTTCTCAACATCTTTGATGATTGACTCCATGATTTCTGTATTACTTATATTTTTCATTTTTTTCTCCTTATCTTTAATATAAGTAAATTATACTACCAATTTGGCTATTTGTCAACACTTTTGTTGAAAAAATATCGTTTATTTTACACTATTCCAATATCATGCGTACGAACAACAGTTTCAATCAGGTTGCCATGCTTATCATAAGTATATACAGTTTGTGATTGCTGCTGACCATTCACCTTTACAGTAATCTGTTGGTATTCGATATTTGGTTTGTTATATTGAATTGGGTACGTTGCATTAATTTCCATTAGGGGTATGCCTCTATAGTTAAATACTCTTTATCACCTAAATGATAGCCCATAGCTTTTAAAAAGTCTGTGAATACCTGCATCATATCGTCACGACTTAAATCTTTCTGCATTACATCAATGGTAATACGAGTGTTCACAGATGTCTTGTGTTCATAAGGATGGCATATCAATTGTATGTAGGGTTTATCCAATGCCTTGTGTGTATAATCATCCAAAATTTAACTCCAATTGTTTCTCATTAGTTGGTAATCCACCCTGTATTAATTCATCTAATATAGGTGGGTCGAACTTACGGAAGTGCATACAATTATCTCTATCAAGGGTAAGTACAAACATATCACCTACATTTAGTGGCGTACGATTGATATCAACCTGTTCCCATTTGTCAGGTTGCCCTTTATCTGATAATTTTAATCCATCTTCGGTAATAGTAAAATGATAATCTGCATAAAGCATATTATTTCCTCTTAATTGGCGCGCTTACAAGGACTCGAACCTTGAACACAAGTTTAGAAGACTCGGATGATATCCAGTTTCACCATAAGCGCATAAACTTTTATTTAAGTGTATATTATATAACAAGCTAAGTGTTTGGTCAACACTTTTCTTATATCATTTTGTTATATAACATCGTCAAGGGGGAATATCTGATATATTACATCCCCAACTGCTTTCGCAATCTCTATGTGCTCCTTCTGAGTTCCGTTTTCTGATCTTAGTTGTATATAGTGAATCCACGAACGAAGAGTACCATTAACATACATACGTGACATTGTTAACCCTTCAGGTAGTACTGCTCTAGCCTGTTCTTTCGCTATACCAGCCTGAACTGCCCATTCATATGCTTGCTTACATCTTTCAATGACAACTTCTTGATATGATTCCCATACATAGTTAATAGAATCTTCAAAAGGAATATCAATACTATTCTGTCTATTCTTTGTATCCTGCAAACGAGCTTCACGGGTCACAAATTCCATATCTTTAGTTGGATCTGCGTATCTTTGCGAAAACTCTTGAAAGGAAAACGAACGGTGACGTAGAATCTGTCGGCCAATATCCCTGGTGGTTTCTATTTCTAGGCAAGCACTGACCATTTCTAATGGTGACCAATGCTTGTGTTTGATTAGATATTTTACTAGCTTCTCAGCCGTCTTTTCATTATTTTGATTGCCAGGGTTAGATACTCTGGCACAATATGCAACCATCTGCAGGAGGTCGTCTGATAATTCGCTCTCTGCAGGTGGTTGACTATATGATATAAGTTTCACCTTAAACATTAATTATTTAGCCTTCTTTTTTCACCAATGTGTAAATGCCCCATGCTAGACCTACCCATGCGAGTAGTTTTGCAAGGCCACCAAATAAAATAACAGAACCACAAACAGCGATTAGTCCAAGTCCATCAATAGATGTTCTTTCTTCTAGTCTGTCCATTGCCCAGTCTTTTGCGTTAAGTAACATATCCATATATTCTCCTATATATTAAAGTCTGCAAACGTGTCTTTGTTTTCTCTATCACCCCACGTTGCAATAGGTTTATCGGGGATAGAACTGCCGTCACCAATCAAATCAGTTTGGGCAGATTCTTCAACATCATACAATTTCATGCGGGACCGATCAACACCAATAACAAATCTTTTATAACTTGTCGGGTCGTTGTATCGGTTTTTCAATTGTTTTACCATTAATTGGCCTAATTCTTCTAGTTCCTCTGTAGATATAAGAGCGAACATGAGATCAGCCGTTGCCGGTAAACCAAATGATTCTGATGTATCCTCTAGTCCGACATCAGTGTTACTGAATCCTGACCTAGTGGTCTGTGTCGCCGAAACTATTGGTACATTAAATTCTACAGCAAGGCCACGCATTTCTTCTGCGATGGCTTTAATGTACGTGTAACTATTTATACTTCCACCCATACCTTTCATACGGCTTGACGCACATATATTTAGGTAGTCAATATAAATCATATCCGGACTAAAGTTCTTTTTGAGTTTCAGTTCATTAAGAAGAGCTCTAAAATGACCAACATGAGCAGAACCTGTAGGGTATTCTTTAATAATAAGTTTACCAATAGATGCCTGTGCTATCTTCTGAATCTTAGTATCAAATACATTCTTAGGTAAAGATTCTAACTGTTGAATTGGTAAGTCCATAAGATTAGCATCAATACGTTCTGCAATTCTTTCCTCAGCCATTTCCATGGTTATATAA